CAGAAGCTGGCGGCAATTGTGATCCCGCTGCTAGAGGCCAATGGCCCGAGCATGCTGCTGGCCGACGACGATGTGGAGGTGACGCTAGAAGATGCCTCCGTTGTCATGGCAAGTATTGCCATTGATTGGGAGCTTGTCTTCCGCGTCTTGCTCCCGCTGCTGGTGGCTATCCTTGATGCACTCGCGCCCAAGGAAGTTAAAGTTGAATGAGCGGCTACTGCCATCTTCCGCCGTACTCGGTCAGCTTCCAGCCTATGGGGTTAAGCGAGTGTATAGATTGGGGGATCGCAGCCTACGGTATACCTCCCCTCTGGGCTAACACCCGCGGGGTTGGCGTGACTGTGGCCGTACTGGATACGGGGATCGCCACGCACTCCGCACTGGTCGGGACTGTGATCGACCACAGGAATTTCACGACAGACCCAGAACTCCAGGACACTCTTGGCCACGGGACTCATGTCGCCGGTATCATCGCCGCACACGGGCCGCGCAGCGGTATAGCCCCAGCCTGCAATCTCCTCTCCCTCAAAGTTCTTGGCCACTCGGGCATGGGGAGCAACGACGCCGTAGCCACCGCGGTACGCTATGCCGTGGACGCCAAGGTCGATCTAATCAGCATGAGCCTAGGAAGCAACTACGCAGATGACCACGTACATCAGGCGATCTGCTACGCCGCGCAAGCTGGCATCCCCGTGGTCTGTGCCGCTGGCAATGACGGCGGCCTAGTTGATTTCCCTGCTGCCTTTAAAGAAACAATAGCGGTAGGCGCAGTAGATGAGACGGGCGTGGTCTGCGAGTTTTCAAGCCGTGGAAAAGAAATCGTAGTCGCTGCGCCCGGCCATCAGATTACCAGCACATGGCTTGCCGATGGCTACGCTACCATTTCTGGTACATCCATGGCTGCCCCCTTTGTTTCGGGGGTGCTAGCACTGTATATCTCGCAGCAAAAAGCCCAAGGGCTCCCTCACAATCCTACGGTTGTAACGCAAGCCTTGATCTCAACATGCACCGATGTCGGGGCCGTAGGCAGGGACGATGTGTATGGGTGGGGCTTGGTCAATCCGCATGGTATGATGGGCTCGTCAGTAGCCGTCAGGGCAGGTGGCATTACTATCTTTATTCCCGGCGGCAAAATCCTATGACAACTCTACAAATCATCTCACTGGTTCTCTTTGCTGGAATTGTACTATGGACGTATTGCCCGATGATCGCGCTGCCCACCCTTGGCGTAGCAAAACCCAAGACTCTGCTGGACCAAGTGGCCGCCGTCGTTGCGATCCGCGACCAATACCCCCAGCCGGAAGTGGCAAAAGCCTGCAACGCCCTGCTGCACGTTCTACTCCAGGTGCCACAATGAAACACCTTGCCACTGTCATTGCGGGATTGCTCGTTGCGTTTGCGTTCGTCCGCATCCCGGCCCTGCCAGTTCCAAAGGACGGCGGCGTTGCCGATGCCCTGCGGTCTGCCACTGCCGCCGACCGCAACGCTATTGCCAGCGTGTATAGGTCGCTCGGTGATATTACTCAGAGAGACGCCGGGAAGCAGATCAAAACCACAGGCGTCTGGCGTAGCGTTCATGCCAGTGTCTTGCGTCTTGCATTCGGAGGTACGCCCCTTGTTGGCAAGTATCCCGGCCTAGATGCTGCGGTGAACAAAGTGTTTACTGACTTGGTTCCCCTAGACAACGTCGCCCTGACTCCCGAGATAATCAAATCCCTATCGGCAGGATGCCAGGAAGTGGCGGCGGCCAGTGGCGGACGATAAAGAGCTAGAGACGCCGTATGAATTGCTCTCGGCCTACGCCGGGGGTCTGACGGGCTATCGTCCAGATGCCCGCATGCGCAACCAGTTCTTGGAAAGCCAGCGCTACCAAGCCTATGAAGAGCGGAACCTTGCGGGCTCGGGCCGCGGCAAGCGTTCGCTTCTATGGCCGTATGCTGTGGCTCTAGACAAGAGATGCTTCACCGAAAAGCAATCTACTGGAGATTGTGTTTCGCACGGTTCGCGCAATGCACGCGATATTAGCCGTGCGGTTGGCATATTAGTGAACCGAGAACCATACGAATGGTTCCAAATGGGCGCGACCGAACCTACCTACGGCGCTCGCGGTCACAGCGGGCAGGGCATGTCGCCCGCTGCGGCATCGATCTTTGAGCGAGACGTTGGTTTCTTGAGCCGCTCGGACCACGGGGTTGTCGATTTAACCACATACAACGCATCCATCGGGACGCGATGGGGCTCGGGTGGCGTGCCTTCTAACGTCCAAGAACTTTGCAGACGTAATAAGGTGGGCAGAATTACACCCATCAAATCACAGAACGATCTGATGGACGCCATGGCAAATGGCTACGCCGCTCACTCTGGGCAGTACGCCGCATGGGAAGTTGCGAGCAATGACAAAGGCATCCATCCCCGTGCAACAGGCGGGTGGAACCACGATATGGCAATCGTGGGTGTAGATGACTCGCTGGAATTCTACCCCGTGCGAGTGTGGTTCATTCAGAATTCGTGGGGCCGATGGAACCAACCCCCAAAGAAATGGCCAGCCGAATACCCAGCATGGGTTCCAGGCATGATCGTCACAAGCCAGGACGACTTCCAAGCCTGCATTGACGGGAACGACTGCTGGGTGTACGGATCTGTGGAAGGCTACCCTCCCCAGAAACTCCCGGACTTTGGCAGCATCGGGCTCCTGGAACAAAAGGACTAACGCTATGTGGGCACTGATTCTCTCTTGGGTGTTAGGCGTCCCGGCTGGGCCAAGCGTTGCCGCCGAGGTGGGCTATGCCCTGCTATCAGTGGACTTCCCTGTCGAAGAGTGTTGCGGCGATTGCAAGGGTGGCATCATTACGCACGCTGATGGACACAAGACCAGTTGCCCATGCCCGGCAACATGCGCCTGCAAGAAGAAGGCAGTCAAATGAATGACGCCCAGCGCATCGCACAACTATGCGGAGACGAAACCAATGTATCACGGATGAGCGTATATGGCAGCAAGGTTGCGTTAGTCGCACTGATGTGCTGCCCCAATCCACCAGTGGTGAAGTCGGCCTATCGCAAACGCGTATCAAAAGAATTTAAGAAAGCCCACCCCGAATGCGGATCGATCCTGCTACTGATTCTCCTTCCTATAATTATTAACTTGGTAACCCATTGGATACTGAAATGGATTTCGGAAAGAACCACAGGCCCCACGTTAGCAGAATTGCGGACGCAAGCTTTCGACGCGATGTGATTCAGCTTACGTGCGCAGGCAAAGGGCACACCTATATCTATTCGTTTGCGCCAGAGGATGCTGGCGATGCTGCGGCCATGGTCTGCCTGCACGTAGAGGAAAAGATACTCCCCCGCTCGGCTGGCAAAATGCTGTGCAAAGTTATCGGGGAGTTGCTTTACGATGAGTGAGTACGGCGAACTGTGGATGCTCGGGATCGCAGTGGCTTCGGGCGTCATCCCGTGGGCCTTCAGCATCCACGCCAAAGTATCTGTAATTGCTGCCACCATTAAGTCTTTGCCGCTGATGGTGGACGAGATACGCAATACGCTAAAGGATCACGACCGCCGACTGAACAACCACGAAGAACACATCGCGGTGTTGCGAGCAACGTCTGGCCTGGGAGATCGGCGTGGTGGCAAATGACTGCCCCTCGCAAACGACTCACCAAAAAGCAGCAGTCGCTATCGACAGAGTATCTTCCACTCGTCAGTATGCTGGCAAAGTTCTTCTTGCAGAACAGGCCGATCTGGCAGCGTGGTGTGTTGCGAGATGACCTGGAGGGGGAGGGGATGCTGGCACTCGCCAAGGCATCTCGGACCTATGACCCCAAGAGATTGCCTTATCCCAAGGCGTACTTCGCTAGAGCGATTCTAAACTCCATGCTGAAGTATATTAAGAAGGCTACTCGCCAGCCCCGAGAGAACAGGGTCACGCTGTCCGAAGCCGAAGCCCTGTGCCATTCCACGGATGAGCTAGACCATCTGCGCATGGCGATTGATTCGTTGCCTGCTGATGATCGCAAGCTGGCAATGGATCGCTTCGGCGTAGGGCTCACGCTCCGCGCGCTCGCAGCGCAGCACCAGATTCCCATTCGCGTAGCCTCTCGGAGATCGCAGGGGTTAGCCAAACGGCTGGCGCAATCGTTGGATATCCAGCTTTATGTGCGCGGAGGAGCGTCTGACAATCCCCCTTGTGGTAAAACCCAGAACAATTTTTCTGGACCACGGGCTTCTGGATCTTCTCTTGGCACAGTTGAATCATTATCTCCGCAAAGCTGAGTCCACCCTTACGCATGCCCAGCAAACGCTTGCCAAGAGCCCGCTCCTTTGGGTATTCAGTGTAGCTACCCTTGGTGCGCAGCCAGCCCCACGGCCTAGCATTGGAGTAGGGCTGGTTTGTTTTGCGGAGGTGCGTGTAAGTTTCCCGCACACGCTGGCCATTCATCTCGCTTTCAAACTGTGCCATGTTTGACATGATGCCGAAGACCATCCTTCCTTGCGGGGTGGATAGGTCAACGGCTAAGTCCAAGAATGTGCATGCCACGCCCTTGTCCTTCCACGTATCTATGGTGGTGACGGCATCGGCCAGCGAGCGAAAGCCTCTGTCTACTTTCGTTAAGACCACAGTATCGCCCCGCTCTAGTGTGTCCCAAAGCCGCCGGCCCGCGGGCCGGTGCATAAGCTTTGTCTTCATGGCCGACACATCTTCGTCCACGTACAGCGGAACCTCGCACGCCTCGCCTGCCGCGTTGCGGTACGCAGTAAGCCGCGCCACCTGCGCCTGTGCCGAATGATCCTGGTGGTCCGTGGACACGCGGGCATATCCGTAGATCATACGCCTTCTCCAGCCCAGCAAAGGAACGCAACCACAATAAAACAAGCCGCCAGAAAATCGATAGTCTCACTACCGCATAGCATCCCGACTAACATGATCAGTCTCCCTTAGTTGTGCAAGAATCTCAAGCCCTATCGTCTGCAATCTCCCGGCCAAAAGCATCAACACAATCGTTGTCAATGCGTGCAACACCCGAAGTACATCCTTGTACATGAGAACTCCTTATCCTAAATCGTAGGCGTAAAAATGCATGTCCACCAATTCGTCTCGCTTAAACGTCAGCCTTACGCGCAGTGCAACCAGGCCATCCTTCCACAGTGTGTGGTCGCACGGCGTATCCTCGTAGGTAGAAACTGGGTGATGGAAGAACTCCATCCAAGCACGGGATCGTAGAAACATGGCAGTCAGCCGTGGCCCTGCCCGATCCTTAAACACCAGCCACCCACCCATCACATCGTCCACTGTGGCCTTGTCACTCGCGTAAATATCCCAGAGATGCCGCAATGCAGCGGCTACCTCTGTCACATCAATCACTTTGTCCAGCCGTGAGGTGATCCACGGTAGCTCAAAGATCCATCGCACCATCTTCAGATCATCAACCATTCGCACATCCTTTCGCCTTGCGCCTTGCTTTGTGTAGGTTGCTCAGTGGCCCGAGCGATTGACGTAGTGCAGCACAGTCCGACTTCCGAACTAACCATGCACGCTGGCCAGCCCGCCAGCCCGCCAGCTTGCCATTGCGTAGCAGTAGTCTGATCCACCCACTAGTACAGCCAGCCACTGTCGCTGCCTCTGTGACATTCAACCAATCGATCTTCTCACTCATGCTTCACCTACCTTTGTTAGTTCCTTTTCCATTGCCTTCGTCTCACGATTAAAGGCGTCCGCCTCACTACGCGCCACCCTTTCCATCAACTCCTTCAGCCACTTAGCTCGCGTCAAATCCGATGCGTTTGTTCTCATGCCGACGAACTTACGGAGATGCTCTAAGCGGAGGTAGTACCCCTCCTTGCCCTCATACTGCATCTGAAACGCAGACCCATAGTGCGCACGTTCCATTCGCATTCGCAACAGCCACTCGGGGATGTTTGCCTCTGTGATCCTGTGCAGTCCGACTGTCATGGTTCCCCAGATCAGTCTGTCCAGCACTGCATGGTCACGATCCGACCAATCTTCACGACCAACACAGTCCTCTACGTTCCAATTAAGACTCATCGCTCACCTCCTGTTGTGTAAACTTTGCCTGCTTCGTTGTGGTAGTATCGCTGTCGGGACTAGCAAAGGCAAGCCCTCCAGTGAGGGAATCTTCTTCGCCATCATCGGGCAGTTTAAAAAACCCATTTGCTTCCCACATCAGTTCATTCTCAGTCTTCGCTGGGACAGTTGGTATCACGCGGATCGGTTGCTCACTCATCGCACATCGCCTCATATTCTGGGGTAGTTTCAAAACAGTCAACACACAAAAACTCTAACGGGTTGTTGTCTTCATCCTCCAGGCAGTAGACATCCATGTCGGGGTGACAGGCTCCGCACCTGTCGCACTCGGGCCCATCAACTGCATCTAGATTCTCGCAGGTCTTCTTCATTGATTATCCTTTCTTCCATTGCGTTTATGCCCTCTTGAAAATCGGCAAGCAGGGATGGAAACGCTGCGGCCAAAGCGTCCACGCTTTTGAGATGCTCTAGCCAATCGTAGTTCTCCATAGCCCCTGCCTCCCACGCCAACCGCACTGCCATTAGATCGACTAAAGCGCTGCGTGCGGCCAGTGTTTCAAAAAAGCCTTTCGTTTCTTGCGCGTCCATTGCTCCTCCTGTGTGGGTTTAGTTGTGCCGCTGAAACCTAGTAGTGTTTGTCTCCCACCAGAAATGCACCATGTGATCATCTCCATTGAAGTAGATCGGGCAAAAGTCTGGCCGGAAAATACTGTTCAGATCGCAGGCGATGCAAGTAAAAAACAAGCGTGCCCTTGGAAAGCCATAGTGCAATAGCTTGGTCTCTATGTTGTGAAAGTTCTTGCCACTCAGGCACCCGCTATCGATGACGATCAGCGAGTGGTAGGGATCTAGCTGATCGGGGTGCAAGACAGGATCAAACTCTGCTGTGTACGGGATATTCACTGGTTCAATATCTATCGGCCCATCCTTAGACGATAGGTAATGCGCCATGAGTTGTGCCATGAGTCCGGAGTATTCGTAGCTCAGTTGCAGGATAGCCACGCTGTTAGACAGATCGATCAGACTCTGCTGACGAATCTCCCGGCAGATGCGTATGATGCATTGGTCTTCCCATGCACGGTCGATGTATAGATTCTTCATGTGCTTTATCGCTTTGTTATGATACCGACACACTGTTATACACGAGCGATGTATGCCACACGGCTATACGTTGCGGTGATTCCTCGTCAGTTGCTCCGGCCCTGTCAATGTGTGGTTGCCTTGTGCATCGACCACATCGAACACATGCCCATTGTCGGGCTGCCATTCGCATATCCACACTGGGGCACGGCTCCCGTGCTGGAACACCAGACTGCCGACTACTCCCGGCAAGCCATCGATATCTGGCCCGACCTGGAGTCGATCAGCCGCATATCCTGGCCCAGTAGGATTGATCTTTCGGTAGTGCCACTCACCCTCAACCGTTTGGTTGCTCTTCTTCATATTTGCGTAGGTCCTTTCTTAAGCTGGCAATCTTGGGAAACTTTGACGAAACCAAGGCAGGAAATTCTTGCTCTAATTCAGCGAGGTTGTCTAGGTGAAACCTCCAATCCGTAAGGCTTAACTCGTCGTGATCCCGCCACATACGAAACACCCAGAAAAGATTACCTATGGCCGTTCGCAAAATATGATTCTGATAATCGCTCAGTCTCTCGGGCTGGCCGCGCTGCGCTAAAATCTTAGCTGGCAGTGTCATCCTTACGGCTCCTTGTGTTAGAGGCTACTGTTGCGCTCCGCTCGTACATTCCCAACTCTCTGGTTAAACAACGCCAGCCTTGCGTGATCATGTCCAGTTGCAACCGATCCTCCGTTGCGTCCAAGAAAATGTTGCACGCGCGGATAGTCCAATCAGGCCGAAGCTCTTGCACATCTTCTGCGCACCACGATACCTCGCCAAACCGAGAACATATATCATCCATTCTCGCAGTAAAACTACTCATCGCTCACCTCCTCTTGCAACTTTAAGGACACAGCCGCCCACTCCTCAACCTCTGCCGCTCCTGCGGCCAATGCTTCCTCTGCACCCTCACCTTCTGCCGTCGCAGTGTTGCCTTGGCAATTCCAGATGATGTCACCCCACCACCCATGAAAGCAGCCGCCTTGAAAGCCTATGCGCCTTGCCGCACGGCTGAACACCTCCCTCGCAGTCCTCGCGTCTACGGTATCGCACACACACGACGCTAGCCACGACTCCTCGCGGAGTGTACTGATCCTGATCTCACTCATCGTCCACCTCCTCCTCCTCTGGTTTCCACGCTCTCCCCCCGGCAACGAGCCAGGGGCATCGCATCAATCAAGAGGCCCGCCACTCAGCGGGCAATCGTCAGATCACTCGCCGCCGTTAATATTTTTGCCTTCTGAGTTAATTACGAACCATTCTTTGTCGGAGTAGTTTTCCTCCGCATATTCGTTAGCGGCATCGTCAGACTCGGCAGTAAATGTGTCGACTACATCCCATTCGCCAGACTCCATCGGAAATGCTATGCGGTATTCGCTAGCGTCTAGACGCCACATCGGCAGCCATTCGCCGTCAGTTGCAGGGAGGACTCCGTTTTGCGGTTCAAAATTACGATCATTGTCCTCATCGATAGCAGCACGAAAAAACGTCAACTCCATATCTGATCGATCCAACCGCCGATGCACCAGGATGCCCCTCTCCCAATCGACGGCATAAGAATTTTCAACAATTTGCCCTTGGTCCTGTGGCATCATGGAAAAACTTAAATCCTCAACGTCCCTCATCGTGATCGGGTTCATTTTTCTGTCTCCTAGTTAAGCCCCTCTGCCCACCGGCGAAGTTGCCGGGAGGCCACTTACTCAGACCTCCACTCAGCGAGCCCCTCCTCGGCCTGAGCCAACTGCTTGCGGCTCTCGGCTGCTTGCTCGCGCGCCCAGTTCCGTAGCTGTTTGCGGGTCATTCTCTCACCAGCAAAATCGACGTTGGCGGACATCCATCCGGCGATGGTTGTGTGGACATAACCGTCCATATCGGCTGTTAGATTCTCGCCAAATCGGCCCAACTTCGTTTTATGAAAACTACTCATTGCCGCACCCCTCACAATCCCTTTGAATTTGTTTGGCCCACGAAACAATCTCTGCAACCCTAGCCTTGATCACCCACTGAAGATGCTCCTCCCAGTTAGGCCAATAGGTAAAGATGATGCTACGCAGTGGCCGCATCTGCGGTGATCGCTCCACTCGGCGCAACGCCAGGTAACGCAACGCCATTTCGTCTTCTTTTGGTTTAGGCATCACAACCCCTCATCCCTTTCCTTCTGTGCTAAAGCATCTGACACTTGGCATCGGCCAAGCGTCTCGCAAAACTCACGGCCCTTGGCGTACACATCGACAAGCACACCGCTGTCTGTCTTGCAAATCAAAACAGCGAACCCCTTCACGTTGACAATGACACTCTCGCCGCTAACCGACACGTCGCAACTATGGTCTAGCTGAATCGTCATGCTTCACTCCTTTCCACAATAGGGCTGTCAATATCCCGCAGGGGTGCGCCATCAATGAGGTCCTGCCTGTGTGCATCTGGCATGGCAACACCCAGCTTGTCCATGAAATGCAGTAGGTTGTCAGCCGTGCCAGCAACGTCGCTAAGAAGGCCAACGTAGTTGCGCCAGTTGCCGTTGGCAAACTCACGCGACAGAAAATAATAATCCAACACGCGATCATGCCCGTAGATGTACTGCGTCTTGCCCTTTGCAAGGCCCACAAATCTGCTCATCGTTTTGGCTCCTGTGCCTTGGCAGTTTCCGCATCAGCGGCCAACGCTGCAACGAATGCTGCCCTCCAAAGAATCCCTTTGAACCGTGCTGTCTGGACCCGCATAGCGGCATCCGAAAACAGCACAGACTTCTCTGCGTTTGTCATGCTTCTGTCCTTTCCACCCATGCCCCGTGCCCGTGGAGGGAAACGTAATCCCTGCACCACTGATCCGCATCTGGCTTGTAGTCAAACGTCGCCAGATATCCCCGTCGATTCCTGACTGCATACATACCCACCTCCCTGTGTTAAACATCTTGTACGTCTAGGAAAAAATCCGTTGCTTCTGTCACTGACATATGCAAGAGCCCTTTAAGGTCCTTGTACTCCCGCACATTGCTAAAGCAGCGGTCTGTTACCCGCAGGCCCAGCGTCTTTAACTCTGCTAGTTCCTTCAGCACCCCATCCCGCAGGCGTTGTGCTTCCATCGTTCTACTTTCAATCATACTTGCCCTTGCCTTTCCAGTTTTTCACCATCACGCCGCCCTCAAACACAATCACATCCCGCAGATGGTTTTCACGCAGCCAACTTAAACAGTCAGCATCTGTTGGAAGTGTGAGGCGATATGGATTCTCAGGATGGGCAGGGGATTCGTCCGCTGCTGCAAGCAATAGGTTGTGATATTCAACCCAGCCGCCACGTAGTTCGGTCACATTTAACACCATCGGAGGGTTGCCATGGCTAGCGTGGTGGTCATCACGCTTAAACATCTCACGCACTAGGGCCTCCACGCCTAGTTCTGTCCAAGTCACGCCGGGGTCTTCCCCCAAGCACTGCTGTACTTCTGTCTCGTCAATATGTGCAAGCACGTTGCACCTCCTTTTGTTAGGCGAACATCATTACGATTTCTTCCGATCCATACACCGCATTGGCCCCGCAGGATTCGCATTCATACCGGCGAGCATCTGGCTCAACGCCGTCCGCCTGTTCGCCGCACTTCAGGCAAAAACCTGGGTACTCATCGCCGTTCATTGACTCCATCACAATCTCTAGCGTCAGCCCGTCTGGCAGTTTTGCCATGATGCATTCTCCTTTGTGTAAAAACCCATCACCAAATCCGCACCGCCTTTGGAGGTGGCACGGGATACCCGTTCTGATCGAAGCTGATCTCCTCCAAACATTCAACCAGTGTGTTGAGAATCTCGTTTAGTCTGGGCAGAACATCAGTCTCGGCGTTGACCATATTCGATTTGCTGCCATCCCCATAGGGGGAATTCATCTTGTTGATGATGGCCGAACGCATATGCGTCACGGCGTGGCAGGCTTCTGCGGTGCATTGAATCAGGCGGTCGCGTTGGTGGTTAAGACGCATCGTGTTGCCCCTTCGTTGTGGTGATATCGTTACACTGTTATACTGGAGCGATGTATGCCCCGTTCCTTACAATTCCGACAGGTTTGATATCCGGCTGTTAATTCAGAGAGGCAACCCCATGACAGGATGGCCCACGGGTTTAGCGCCGTGGTGTTAGTTCACCCTGCCACCCGTGAAAGGGATGGCCCCGGATTATTTTGTGTTGCCGTCAGCCAGTACGCCCAGCGTAATGTTATCGGCATACCAACTGGTTGCAGTGAGCCGTTCAATAATGCAGGCATAGTCCCTGCCCAGTTGTGGAAACGCAGCCGAAAGATCGCGGATGCTCTCCATATGACCGGCCCAATCATGGTCCAGCCGTGGATCAACGTGCGCCTGCATTGCACCGATTAAGTCCGCCAAGGCACACACAATGGTATGCGCTTGCTTGTCAGTCATCGGTGGCTCAGGCTTCGGGTATCTAGGCATCGTCATCATCCTCCATTTCATCAGGCTCGCAACCATCTTCCCACTCACGCAAAGCAGCGGCCTCATCGCCTACGAATAGGATGGCCCTGCCACCATCGAAGCATTTTATTTCAATTATCATTGGGCACGGTTTCTATTTTTGTACCCTTTTGCGTACAAACACAGGACCTTAGAAGGATCGACTCGCATAGCCCCGTCAAAGTTCCAGCGATCTAAGTATTGCTGCTTGGCCTGCTTGCAGGACCGCGCTTGGATTGTGGAACACTTATATTTGCACTGCGCACCTTCTCGTATGTAGATATCAATGACCATCACTTCCCCCTTTTGTCTAAGTCAAACCCATAGGAACCCACAGAATTGCCGTTGTAGTCCAAGACATTCCCATTCAATTCGCCAGCCGCCGAAACCCGGTTGGCGATTCCACGGAGCATGCGCACAACTTCCTCTGGCCCCCCATGAAACGCTTCGTTGTCGCATTTGATCTTGACGTTAAACTCCATGGCTCAACTCCTAGGTAGATGGTAGATCGCAGAATACCAACACGTACACTGTTCAACGTATAGCTTGGCAGCCGTTAACCGCTTGGAAAACCGCTCCATGGCAGGGTAGTCCTGCCTTGCCCAATCGCAGAATCGCGGCAGATCGCCGCCATCATGCGTCACAATCAGGATTGACTCCAAGCCGTACAACTCTCCGCGCTCCCGCCACTCCGCTGGACTGTAGAAGGATGTGCCGTCATACGTTGGATGCGGACAATTCCGCCGCATAAACGTACGGATGATTTTAGCCGCCCGCATTGCATCCGGTGGTAGGTATCCCACGTTGCAAGATTCTGTCAGTTTAATCATGCTTGCACCAATTCCTTTAGGCTTAAACCAGAGGCTTCTAAACACTGCGGCGTATGTGCCGTCACAACTCCAGTTGATTTAAGTCCCTAACGACCTAGGATCGCCGGGAGCCACCTTTATGTGAGGCTCGTGGTGGCATAGCCTCGGATTCACGTCATATTGCTTCGTCTCCTTTGCTGGTTACCCGTAAATGTTCGGGTTTCATTTTCATTATTCGTCCCTCGCAGTTAGTGGCTTGCGGCACTTGTGACACAACACGGCATCGTCGCCGCATTCTTCGGCGTACAGATAGTGGTCTGCATCCATTTCGATGGCATCTGCTAAGTCATCTACAACTCCATCTTCAGCGGCCAGTGCGGCCGCATCGACTTTTGCATAGCATGACTTGCAGAAGTCATAGCTATAGTTTTCCCCGGAGAAGTCAGGCTTGTGCTGATCGGCCAAATTCTGACAGATTGAAATGCGTGGCATAGTTTACTCCTAGGCTGCAATAGCCTTTGAAGGGTGTGTAGTCTTGAATAGTTTTCGTAACCGTGTGGGAATCGCCCGTGCGAATCCGCTCCATATTGCAATGGCCCTCTCCCACTTGCGGCCTTTAAGCCGTAAGCCGACACAGACATTTTTGGGGTCCGTAAACCTCAAATCTGTCTTATCACCGTCCACCACCCGCCAGCGTTTGCCGGTCGGATCTGTAAACCACGTTGGCAATACCCCAAACTTGTGGTATTGAGCCTTGCCACCCGGTTGCCATATTGTGTTGAACACTACGGCAATGTTACAACCCGAGGCATGGACGTTTTTCCAATCCTCTGCCGTCGTGCCATCGGATACCGAATATGTTAGGTGGTAGTTGGCTGGAGTTTTTCCAAGACGCTTGGAGACTTTTGTGTAGTCCCAAAACGTCATCGGCAGATTGAACATCTCCGGCACGGTACGTTCCCACGGTACGTCAGAATCGACGTTAGGCCGACAAGCAACAGAGCCTCCACGCCGTATCTTGGCTTGGAATTCTGCGATCATCGCCGCCTTAAAAGATGGCCGATCTTCGACGTACCATCGTGAAAGATTCTTGCGGGGCTCACGGACGAATTCCGCTGCCCCCTTTCCGGATCGATTGGTGACGCAGGAAAGCGTACACAGCGAAAGTCCACGCTCCATGGCGTAGTCCTTCACTGCCTGCATTCCGACTTCCACCGACTTATAACCCGCTAGGATTTTGTCGATCATTGTCTGCCGCATTGCCTTAGGACACAGATTGTGTCCAGAAGTATCGGAAGACGCGAGGGAAACCGTAAAAATCGATAGGTCTGGATAGTTTTCCAAACCGTGGCCGATTTTTGTGTTACTTTTCCCCGGTTGGACGATAGTGGCTGTTTTGTATGCCATTTTTATCCGCTCCGGTTGGTGGTGCGTTGCCGTCGCCGTCGTGACGATATCGACACCTATAGACCCAAGCGATGTATGCCGATTGTGGCCGAATAGAAACCTTACAAAATTGTAAGGAAAGTCTGTCCCCCACTAATGGGGGGGGTAAGCCAGGCCCGCTCCAGGGCGGGGTGAAATAAAAATTTTTACGCTTGTGGCGGCGGATGGTAGGGCATTGCAAGCGCATAGAATCGCCCGCAAGCCTACCGTAGACTTGCGGGCGATTGTGGGGCGTTGGAAGCGCATAGAAACGCCCAGTGAGCCTAGGGTAGACTCACTGGGCGTTGGGAAGCGTAGACTACTCGCAAACCGTGCAGGCCGGGTATTTCACTGCACGACCTTGCCTACGGCCATAGTGGGACCGGCAGTAGGAATCGCCGCCTTTAACGTCGACCAGTTTGCCCGTTGGGAGAGTATCCGCCCCGATGCCCACTAGAATCTCCAACATCCCCGGACGATTCTCACAAGCCGCCACAATCAACGCCGGGTCGGCTGGAAGCCGGGGGTCGGCCACTGACTTCTTCAAACTCTTACTTGGCCTTGTGGCCTTTTTAAACGCGACACAAGGCAGAATCCAGTCGCATCGCTTCGCAAAGGAGATGACACTGCGGATCGCGTGGTCGATGTCCTTGAACTTCGACCGCTCATCCATCCCGAGCAGTCGGTCTACCATGGCATCGACCGCCTCTGGTACGTCGTAGACTTTTGCCCGACGTGCGCTCCTGCGGAATGTGGCTTGCACACTGGCCAGACTGTGTGGGCCAGCCTCAACACCCAACCAGAATAGCAGGTCCGCCATTGTGAGGAACCCGCTGCGAGGCGTTGGCTCCATCGCAACGTCAGCTTGTGGTTGCCACACTGGCTCAGCCACGGGAATAGGCTTGCGGGATGGAGCGTATAAAGGACGGGGCATCATGGAATAAGATTTCATCGAATAGACTCCCTGTAAAAGAAACAAACGCCGGACAGACAATCCATCCGGCACAGCACAACTCTAACGCTATCGGCAGATGGAATCAATGGCATGATAGAATCAGCTATACTTGTGGGAGACAATGCATCCCGAACCGGCTGGACAGTTGGTATCTTGCGACACAATCCGAATCGGCCACCCTAGACTTGGGTGGGCTTATCGGCAACCCGTTTAACCCGCCTAAGTGTAGGCGACTACTAGACTTACGCCATGTCTATCCGCCACCATGCCAGAGAAGGCGAAGGCCAAGGCCCCCCCAATTTTCCAGGCAGTGTAGGTCAATCCCACTCCCGGAGTTTTTCCACTTTCTGGCCCCCAACCCCTATATTCCCTTTGCTTCCTGCTTTTTTCCACCCTTCGGCCCCCACATGACGGCTGCACTCTGTGCGGTCATTGCAGCGGTTCTCACGCCATGCGCGTCACGCGGGCTAGCTTCGCCTTGTCTGCGACTGTGTCCTCTGTCAGACGCACCTGTGAGCCCCAGCAACGGGCAATAGTCCTATGGCCGAAGAGCTTGTGACGTTCTACAGAAGATGGCGGCAAGTGCAATCGTTTGTGCAGCCAAAGGTCCGGTTCCTCCGGTAGGTTTGTTAGGGTTAATTGCCTAGCGGGCAATCTACTGCAAATGCGTTACATATCAGCAGTGATCATTAACCCGAGTGGCTGCGAGCCACTGACTTAGTAGGAGGCTTTCATGCCATCATCAGAAGATCAGATCCGGGCACTACGCCAGCAGGCCGCTATGTTTCCTCGGGTCGCCAAGGCGTTGCGCGAGAACGGTAGAAACGAACTGGCCGCTATCGACCTTTTTGAGCGGGCCGTGCATGCACGCACTGGCGAGATGCCAAGCAACTGGGAGCTTGTTGACGCACTTAGCGAGCCGGGCACTGGGTTTGATCGGGCCAACAGGCAGCGCACAAGCGTTGCCGACCAGCAGGCTATTGCTGACAAGTATCGCAGGGAAATCCAAGGGCAGTGAGCTATGTTTCGCGTTTCCCGAAATGCGAAACACCCCCATTCCAGATTCCAGAATGTGCTAGGAGAGTGCCATGCCTTGTAAGTGCTGCGACTGTGTGAATGTGGGGAAGTGGCAGATTAAGGGCGCTGGCGGCGGGGCGGCGGATACCAACGTCGTGATCGGCCACGGCACGCTCAACAACCTGACCGATACGTGGACCCCGCTCTGGTACACCAGCCTGGGGCCCAACACCTACAACCTAGTGGTTACGTGCGACAAGAAAGAGGAGATCATCGACACCTGGACCGCCACCATCGTCCTTTGCGCAACCGAGGAAGATCGCTACCCAGAACACACCATCTCCCTCGCTACCACACTGCCAGATCCGTGTAAGTCTTGCGGCTTGTCCTTTGGTGGAGAGAAGCTGCCGCTCTACGGCGTAGGGCATACGTTTACTGCCGGTACCGATAAAGAGTGGAGCAACCAGCTTAACTGGAAAGACGTAGACGGCAACACCCCTTCTGGGACGCTCCCTGGTAAAACGGGACCCTTTGATGACGATATCGTAATAAAGGGCGATGTGCTGTCGTGTTCCTTAGACACGATGCCCCAAGTCTATGCTCTAACGACTGATGGGGGGAACATTGGAATTTCACTAGCGGCGGTGACGGCGACGATCAGCGGATCTTCTAAGGTTCTCTTAAACGGTGACTGTGCAACGGGCGGCTTTCTGTACGTTACCGATCCGGCGAGCTTTATTGACTCTAGCGCGAACGAAGGAACCGTGGTGGGCAATGCAGTGTTTGAGGACTCTAGCCAAAACAATAACGTCATTTCTGGCAACGCTACCCTGCGAGACAAAGCTAGTTTTGTCGAAAACTTAACCAACTCCACCAAGGCGTCGTGTACTGGCAACTTAGACATGGAAGACTACTCTGTCGCTCTAGACGCAACCATTGGCAAAAACGCGACCGTAACGGGAGCCGTGAGCGTTAACCTACCCAGTATCGAAGGTTGCGATATAGGTCAAAACCTAATCATGCCGGGCAGTTATGGGTTGGCCAAAAACTGCGTGGTGAGCGGCGATCTCCTCATGTCAGGCAGCGCAAGCCTTTCGCATACCGCCGGTTTCATCAATGTCACCGGCAATGTTGTTTGCTCTGGCGGATACTTTGGAGAGAGTAGCCAGATCCAAAGCGGCGTAAGCGGTGCCGTGCTGAATTTCCCGGCAAAGCTAACAACCTTTACAATTAGCGGCCCTAGCTTTGTTTTTGACAAAAGCGTGTCCACCGTTTTTGGCGCGGCTGACTTAACCGACAGCTTTAATCATGGCACCATTACGGGCAACGCCACGTTTACCAGTACAAACTCTGCGTTTACAACGGCTAACGAAGGAACCGTTAGCGGAGATGCGACATTTGAAAATTGCAGTAATGCTGGCACCGTGTCTAAGAATGCGTCGTTTAATGTGACCGTTGGCGGATTAGTGGCTGGCAACACAAAGGCTGTAACGGGCAACGCCACCTTTACGGGCAGTGCAATCAACACCGGCACAGTCGGCGGGGTAGCTGCGTTTACCAATACCTCATCGAATTCTGGACCGCTCACCGGCAGCCCTACGTTTGCCAATCAATCTACCAACACAGGAAACTTTACCGCCACGGCCACCTTTAACGGAGATTCCATTAACACTGGCACGATCACCGGCAACCAAGTCTTCAACGACAACTCGCAGCACAAAGGCAGTATCATTGGCAATGCCACGTTTAACGGCACCTCTAGCCAGCTAGGCACTGTCAGCGGAAATGTGGTGTGTAACACCAGCGGCCCCTGCACGACACAACCATGAGTGGACCCGGCACAGAATTAAAGAAGCTCTTGGCGAGGATCGGCATTGTGGCTACGCCGCATTGCTCTTGTAATGCTCGGGCCAAGCAGATGGACGAATGGGGCTGCGACATCTGCGAACTACGCATGGAGACGCTGACCAACTGGCTACAAGATGAGGCGGCTATCAGAAAGCTACCCTTTATCCGGCTAGCCGGGAGGGTATTATTGAGGCGGGCGATCCGTAACGCACGCCGAGTAGACACTATTTCTTAGAGGAAACACATCATGCTAGCTCCCGGCGGTCAGTTTCAGTTGATGCAGCAGCAGCACGGCGACGTTATGTCGGCGCTAAACCAAGAGAATCGTTCGCGCGTGGTGCAATCCCGCGAGGAAGCTGCCCGCCAGCATCAACTAGAAATGGCAAAGCTGCAAAACGATGCCATGATCCAAAGACTGAAGATGGAACAAGAGGCCGCCGAACGCCGATTGTACGCCGAAGACCAAGCCCAACGAGCCGCACGCTACGCCGCGGGGATGGGTGGATCGCGCCGCATAAGCTCCAACGGAAAAACCGAATACGTGTGATATGGACGGCGTGTTCGATTACTTGTTTGACGACGATTGGGGTGACGCTTGGAGACAGATGAAGAAGCAATTCGCAGGATGGCTAGCGAGGTTAACGCTTTACCGCGCCGCGAGCTTCCCGGTACAGCTTCGCTCATGTTCAAGCACCCTGGCATCCTAGGGTACGCAGTTAAAGGGGCACAGGAATACGCCGCCGATAACAAACGGGCTCGGTATCTGGAGAAAATCCGAGCCGACCACCCCGACTTAGAGGCCCTAGACTCGCCGTACTACAACCGCGGCGTCTTGTCTGCGGGCAGCCCGTTGGCGAACGCCGTGAATTGGTACTCTTCCCTTCCGGCCATGGCGTACCACGGTGCCGAAGCCCTAGGCAACAAGGCAGACGAACTGGTCAGCAGGCTTAACGGCATTGAGCCGGTGGTCCAGTATCCAGACGCCTCAAAGAAAATGGCTATGGCCGCCAATACGTTTCTACTGCCCATCGGCGGCATAGACGATGCAGCCTTTGGCGGTACTGATTCGGGGGCAGGCACAATTCTAGACGCCTCTGACCAAGCCCATGATGCCCGCGGCCAAGTGCCCTGGACAACTCTTCGCCCTCAAAGGGTCAACGCCGCCTCGCAGCAAGCAGCAGAAAATGAAATTAGATCCCTACTGCCCTCTGGCGAAACCATGCTGCGGAAGCAAAACGTCGATCCCACAGCAGCGCGCTGGCTAGGAATGGGCATGGATACCATGATCGATCCATTCTCGGCAACCATGTCTGCACTGAAAGCGGCTCGTTCCGGTCTGGGCAGGCAGGCCGCCTTGCTCATGGCTGGGGATCACGGTCTACCCGCGATGATTACGGGCGCAGGTGAAGTCCGCCGAGCCTATGACGAGGACGAACGATGAAAGATCCTAGCGGTGACGCCGTAAGACGGCTGATTCCCAATAAGCCCGTCCGCACGCCCAGCCATCCGACCAAGTCGCACATGGTTCTTGCCCAGTCTGGCAGCGAAGAGAAGCTTATTCGCTTCGGGCAACAAGGCGTGCAGGGGTCACCGGACGGTTCTGCGCGCAACGAAGCGTTTAAAGCACGGCACGCCTCAAACATTGCCAAAGGAAAGATGTCTGCCGCCTACTGGGCAGATAAAGTCAAATGGTAAACAGCTAATGCCTGGATATCTTGATGACCTCATTCAGCGAATTAGTCAAATGGCCCGCCCGCGCACGCACATTGTGTCACATGAATCTAGCAATCTAGACAGCCTCGCCAGCGGCTTTGCCGAACGGCCAGCGGGCATATCGTTTGCCCGAGCGCCGCATGAACGACTATCTAGCCCGCTTCCGATTGACGCCACAGGGCGGCGCGGAATCGTGTACGCCACAGTCAATGGCCCCGGCGTAGATTATAACTCGTCCGAAATAGCCCGATTGCTAGATGAGGTTGGCTATTCGGCAATTGATCGATACGGAACTGCCGACAACGTAGTGCCCGATCTCCGCAAGGCTGGCGTGCAGTGGGTCAATAACTGGAACAGCATTGGAAACGCGGATGAACTGCACGTTTTAGATCCACAGGCCGTGCAAATAAGGCGAATTTTTGAATTACCCAACGACCGTTCGTATTAATTTCAAAAGCCCCAGCCATCGCTACCGCTTGCCTACGGCCCGGATGACTACTCGCATCCGATCAGGCCGGTGCGACGATAGAGGGCCTCACTGAAACAAAACTGACGATAGCGGACATTAATTCTGTAGAAACCTCCCCCGAAAGGAAACTACTATTATGTCCGAAGAAATCCTCCCAGATGTACCGTCGCAAGATATAGGCAATAGTGAGCCCGTAGGCAATGCGCCTACACAATCCGAGCCCGCTTCTTCTAACGTCTACGATGCTTTTCGCTCCTTGCCCGACTTTGAAGGGCAGGACGATGTAAGCATTGCACAGAACCTTTACCGCTCCCACACTGGCTACCAAGAATCCCAGCGCGCCCTCCAGCAGTACCAAAGCGTAGTCCCTTACGCCCAAGAGTATCTGAAGAATCAAGGGCAGTTTGAGGCTTGGAAGCGCTCGCAGGCCGAAGAACGCACCAGGGCCTCTGCCCCTGCCCCAGCAGCGAAATGGTGGGCCCCGCCGGAAGTTAAAGACACCTGGAAGTCTTATATCGTCCGCGACCCCCAAACAGGCCGCGAGGTTATTTCTCAAGACGCTCCGTTTGAAGCCCAGCAGGCTCTACGAGAGTATCAGTCTTACACCTCTGATTTTGCTCGGAAGCTGGTAACCGATCCAGAGAAAACTCTCCAGCCCTTCATTGAGCAAATCGCTCAGTCAAAGGCCATGGAAATGGTACAGCAACACCTTGGACAGTACAAAAGCCAGAACTACGTACAGTCCTTGGAGCAACAGAACGCCGATTGGCTCTATGACGGCCAAGGCAATGTGTCCCGAGAAGGCCAAGCCATCCAGGTCTATATCAAACAGGCATCAGAGTTTGGCATTCAGTCGCCAGATGCTCGCTGGAAATATGCTACTGGGATGTTACAGCGCGACCTGTTGAATATGCGATACCAGCAGATGGGCGAGCAATCTGCCCAGATGCAACAGTACATTACCGCCCAACAGGCCCAGCAGGCACCCGCCCCTGACCCCGTTGCAGCGTCGAACATGGAATTCATGCGGGAGCGTGCAACACGTACGCCAAACCGCAGTGCAGGATCTACAGAGCCGCGCGCACCGCGCTCGCGGATGAGTTTTGAGGACCGGCTGAAAAGCCAATTAACCAGTGATGGAGTATTGTAACTATGAGTAGCGCGACAGATTGGGCCCGAAGTATAGCGACAACGATAGTAAACCATTTGCGGGAAGAAGAAGTAGCATCACTTCGTAAGTACAAAGTGTTCGCTTCTTTGGAAGGTGCCGGTAACATCCGAGCCAACATGTCGGGGCGCGGATTTGACTGGGACGTTCAGTACAGAAATCATACTCCCTCAGGTAACAACGGTGAAACTCCGCGTTCTTTCAGCCGCCAGAATCTCTGGAAGTTGGCGGAGTTGGATTATCGGGGCGCGCAAGTTTCCGATGCCATCTATAAAAAAGAGATGCTGGAAAACCGTTCTGCCCAGGCCCTTGTTAACGTCGCTGGTAAGATGGCTAGCCGCCTGCTTACGAGCATGGAACAGTACCTTGCAAAGGAATGGACAATCGACGGCAACGCTTCCGGAAATGAATTGAGATTCCACGGCGTCGAAAGTTTTCTGGGCACCAACGGTACGATTCATAATACCCTAGGAACCCAGCGTACCGCAGATCCTACAGATCCTTTCGGTTACCCAACCGACACGTATGCTGGAATCTCCACGACGCTTGGTGCGTATGGTGGTTCACAGTTGAGTGGCGTCTGGCCAAACGGCACTGCCGATCCAGAATTTGATTTCTACTCTCCTGTGATTTGCAACTACACTTCGACGTACTTCGGTGCGGCAACTTGGGCAAGCAATTGCACCAAGGCTCTTCGTGAGGCGCTTCATCAGACCCGCCGTAACGACACCAAGGAAGATCAGGTGGACATGGTCCTTCTGGACCGCAGGCTGTTCATTGATTTCCTAAACACGCTGGATGCCAAAGAGCGAGTTATTGTTAGCCGAGCTAACGGACTCCGCAGCTATGGTTTTACAGATGTATTTGAAATGGACGGCGTGGAGGTTTCTTCGGAGGTGAGTGTGCCTGCTAACACAGGTTACGGCTTGTCCATTGGGAACATGGAGTTGTTGTGCATGGAAGGCCAATTGCTGAACAGCGAGGGACCTTTTTACGATGAAATTACGCAGCAATATCGATACGTTGTATCGACGCTGGGTAACATTAAATGCAAAAGTCCTAGAAATTTCTTTAAACTTGTGGCCTTGGCTTAATCCATTTTTTACAAAGAGGTATTTTACTATGAGTCTTTTGATTGATCCGCCATGGCCGCTTGGACAGACCTTGGGCGTCTCGTCACTTACTGACGGTACGGGCTGGGTTGGCGTTGTGAAGCAGTTTCCTGACGTTAATCCAATCACCGGCGCTATCCGCAGCAACCGCATTAAGACATGCGTTGCCGTGCGTAACGTCGCCACGATTGCATTGGCTCCTAAGCGTGTCGTTGTGTTTGCAACCGCTGCTGGCTTGGGCGGACTTAGCACGGTGATCGGCTACGCGTCAGTGCTGAACGCCGAGCATGTCGGTGTGGTTGATGAGTTCCTGCCCACTGCGGGCGTGGCCATCAACGATGTGTTCTGGGTTGTGGTTGATGGTCCTACGGAAGTTGCTGG